CTCACGCTGGAGTGGTGACTAGTTCTCATAACCCCGCCGCCCACGGGTTCACCACAGGGCAAATCACTTTCATGAGACTTATCAAACGCACACTAAATTTTGGCGCAAAAACCAAGGTCAAAAACCCTGATATCATCCGAGAAGAGAAGGATTTGAGGTACGGAACACCTGTTTTTAATTCGACGCAAATCAAGGGTGATTTCTACCGGGTCATTCCCAGCAACGCAAAGGAAGTAGCATACCTTCGCAACCTAGAGCATCGGGTGGATAAGTTCGCCCCAGCTAGAGGCAACGGCATCATCGTACGCTGCTCCGCCATTGACGCTGTCGCTAATCACGCATAACAATCACCACCAGTGTGCAGGTGGGTTCTGTCCCTTGGCCCGAGGGTTGCACATAGGGCAAACACTTTCCAATGACCGTAACACATGTCAACGACCTCACCACCGACGAACTATGCGCCGAGCTTGATCGCAGGATGTCGAGCAATAAAGCGTACCGCACGATTAGCATTGTTGCGGATATTTTTGGCGTACACCCAAGCCAAATCTTCGCCTACGATAAACAGGTCGCACCCTCGCAGGCTAGGACGCTCGCAATGGCACTCGTCAGTGAACATCAAACGCTTGCGGAAACTGCCCGGATATTTCAGCGGCAGAATCACACTACAGTCATCTCAGCCAAACACAGGGCAGACATGCTCACTAGGGAGAATGAGTCATTTCGCACCAAGGCTAAATTTGTCCTGCAACGCCTAAAAGCATGAAGACCTCACCCACACAGCTAACCCTCAAGGAGCTACGCAAGGCCACAGACTGCGTTCAGGTAGTAGAACATTGGTGTCAGTTCTCACGCCGCCGCAAGGATCTGTTCGGGTTTGTAGATGTGCTGGCATGCGCTGGGAGTGAGACCATTGCCGTCCAGACCACCAGCTGGAACAATGTGTCAGCGAGGGCAAAGAAGATGAGCGAGTCACCTTACCTAGACTGCCTCCGCCGGGCAGGGTGGAAGGTGCTGATCCACGGCTGGAAGAAGAACGAGAAGACCAACCGCTACGAACTTAAAGTCCTAGACCTATCATGATCATCGACAAAATGACAGCGACCGACAGGATTGAGTACTTGGAAAACCTACTCAAAGTTTCGCAAACCACGCTTGAGTCCGTGGCAGAGCAACGCGACCTCTGGAAAGCCGAGGCTGAACGCTGGAGAGAGCAGACAGGTGAGAACTTTCAAGTTCCAGCATGGAAACAACTTATGGAAGAACATCGCAACAAAATGAGAGACTATGAAAACGAGCGTTGACCAACTTATCTACGACATCCAATACCAATTCCCACTTTGGCCAAGCACCTACAGCACCTGCGAGCGTGACGGGTGCGAGAAGGCAGCTAGAGGTGGCAGGGTTTGCTTGGACTGCCTAGAGAGCGACCTTGCCGCGCTCACTAACACGCATGACGCGAGGGAGTTTGTTGACACATGCGAACACCTATCACGAATCAAACACCGCCTGATCAATGCATAACGACATCACATACTTTTTGGTGATTGCAATACTGGTCGCGTTATGGTTAATGCCACCTAACAACAACACGCATGCCTAGGTTTGTCCGAAACCCAACACTAGCCGAAGATGGTCTCCCGCAGGAGATGTACCTCGATGTCCGCCGCGCATGCGAGCGATGGTTGCTAGCCAATGACCCATTTTTTGCTGACGAGAATAACTATAAAACATGGAACAAACGAAATGAACAAACAAGCACTACTGAAGGTACACAACGAAACATGCCGCCAAGCTTTGGCGATCATGGATGTAAAGAATAACGACTACTCTGGAGGTGAGCATGCACACGATGCGCTTGCTAACTTCAAAGCTAGTGAGTCTTTGGGGTTACATCCTATCACTGGGCTACTACTACGTATGCAGGACAAGCTGCAGCGACTGAAATCATTTGCTAACGATGGCAAGCTCGCTGTGCCTAACGAGTCTGCGGAAGATGCCTGCTTGGATCTGGTCAACTACGCCATCCTAGCCAAGGCGCTGATCATCGATGAGCGTGGTTTTGCCTCCGAGCCTGTCCCGGAGCCATCGAAATTGCCCGATTACCCCGGATTGGACGACGAATTGGAGTAAAAAAACCCTAGTGTTTAAGCGGGTTGCAGCGGATTCTGAAATTATTTTCAGTAATTCTGCATTTTTCTGTTGAGTTAATTCCACATGTGTGGGAAGTTCTTCTCGTCGCCGCGAGCGACACCCAACCAGAACCAACCAATGAACTCCATCGCTACCAAAATTAACAGAGAGGCACGCATCGTCTGCAATCGATACATCCAAGTGCTTGAGCGAGGCAACGAACCAGCAACGCTCCGCTCGCAAATCGAGCATAGTAAATATGACATCCTGTCGTCCATCAACGATTCACGATTGAATATGGACAACACACTTGAGCGTGTTCGTTCACAAGCCCACTACAATATCAAATGCGAATTGCAGTTACGCCCAGAACTTGCTCAACGCTTGATTGATTTCCGCAAAGCAAGACAAGCAAGCGATGAACAAGAAGCATCTAACGAACAACGCAAGTGGCTTCCTATCCCAGCTATTGCCTAACCACCAACCAGAACCATGAACTTACCTGAATACGCAGAAATTACACGGGACGCAGCGATAGCTCTAATCGGAAACGACGAACTATCGTGGCGTGACTTCAACCAGTGCGAACATTTTGAGATGACCACATACGAATCACATGGAGTAAGAATCTTCGCCATTTGCAACTACACCTCTCCTGCAATCACGCAATACTACATACAAGATATTAACGCCTAACCAACCAACATGAAAGCAATCACATTCCTCACCCAAATAATCGCCTGCTGCGCCATCGGATGGTTCAGCGTGAAGGCGGCAATCCTGCTCCACACCTTCGTCCATAGCTACTAACCAATAGAAACAACATAATGTGGATACTACCAAAACAATTACACACATTGGACTCTGTGCAGGATACGGAGGCATTGAACTTGGACTTAAACGAGTCATCCCAACTATGCAGTCAGTCGCTCTTTGTGAGATCGAAGCATTCCCCGTTGCGAACTTGGTTGCTAAAATGGAAGCGGGACTCATGGAGTCAGCACCTATATGGACGGATCTTAAAACCTTCCCTTGGCAAAGCTTTCGAGACCGAGTGGACATCCTTACTGGAGGTTACCCATGCCAACCATTCTCCGCAGCAGGAAAGCGAGCAGGAAAGGAAGACCCAAGACACCTCTGGCCTTGGATCGCAGACGGAATTCGGATTCTGCGACCAAGAGTGTGCTTCTTTGAGAATGTCGAAGGACACATCTCGCTGGGACTCTCCAGCGTCATCAGCGACTTGGAAGAGTTGGGTTACAAGGTGTCGTGGGGAATATTCTCTGCGCGTGAAGTCGGCGCACCTCACCAACGGAAGCGGGTCTTTATCTTGGCCCACAGCAGCGGTCATGGACACGATGGGTGGCCCATACAAGACGGAGTTTGTGGACGGAGTGTTCCGCAGTTACCACAACCACTCCAAGGAGGATGCGCCGAAGTACGGAGCGAGGTTGAGGGATGCTGTGACATGTGGCCTTCCCGCCCCGGCGAACCCCAGCACGGATGGGAGCCGCCAAGAGTCGTGGCAGACGCCAGATGTCGGCAGCACGGCGGGCGGGAGATCAGCGAGGGGCCAATCCAAACCGCACAAAGCGAGCTTGGAGAAGCAATGCCAATGGGCAACTCCGAGAGCGAACAAGGTTCATCCAGAGATCACCGAGAACAACAGGGATCAACTTGCGAACAGGAACAAGTCCAACTTGGAGGAGGAGATTGCGGGGCATTGCGGGAAAGCAACGGGCAAGCTCAACCCCCGCTGGGTGGAAACTCTGATGGGCCTGCCGATTGGATGGACTATGCCGAGTTGTACACGACCTGTGATAATCGCACCGATGAGCTTCGCAGTCTTGGGAATGGGGTTGTCCCAGCCACCGCAGAACGAGCATTTAGAACTCTTTTGACTGAACTACTAACCAACCAACAACCATGAAATCGTACAAGCTAGAAAACAACAGCACACTTGGATACTTGGAACAGCATCCACTACCACTCCCAATCATCCCACCACCCCGCCGCCAGCGTTATGTCCGCTGGGATCGGGTGGCAATCATCGCCGCAGTCATCGCATGGTGGGTTGCTCTGGGCTGGGCCTACCTGCAATGGAAGGGAGGTCAGCCATGAGCGCAGGCAAGGGTGACTCCCCGCGCCCGGTCAACGCCGAGGTTTACGGGCAAAACTACGAAGACATTTTCAGAAAAGACAAACCAACACCAACACCAAAACCAACATGCAATACGACCGAAAAATAAAGATTGAGATCCTCAACGAGGGATCACGAATGGAATTTGTATTCTCACGGGACGCAGATCTTGCCGAGATCGTCACCATCCTCCGCACGCTCATGACCTACATGTCATGGCATCCAGATATTGTTGAGAGCATGTTCAAACGCGAATTCCTTGAAGACCATAGCATTTAATACCATGAACACACACGAAGAATGGGACTGCCCGACATGTGGCAGGCCGACACCACCATCCGCGGATTACGAGTGCGACACATGCGAGATGCCAGCGAGTCACCATGTATCGGCTACCGAGCTATGCAAGCGACTGCGTGCAGCCCAGCACCGAGAGGCATCGCTGATTGTCGAGAACAAGCGATTGCAGGCGCAACTTGATGAGATTGGAAAGTTAGTCAAACAGATGAAGTTCGATAGCTCGTACCGCATCTCCAACTGGCCTTTTGACCTTGAACCGTTCGAAAGCGCAGACCATGACAACGACTCACCAACCTACCAATGACAGAACCAATACGCTGGCGTATCTGTGCGACCTGCGGACTCCCGAAAGCAATCTCAGAGTTCCGCTCGTCTCCCAGTTGCCGCACATGCCATGACAGAACAACCAATAACAGCAAGAGGGCTAATCCTAGCCTGCCTCAAGGAGGCATACATGCGCCGACTCAAGCGGGAGAAGCTGGGATCAACACCGAGACTCACGCAGGAACTAGACCTGCTTGAGCTAGCAATCAGAGACATCACAGAACAAATACATGAGAACCCAGATCACCAAGCCTGACAAACCAACCGAGTTGCAGCAGATGCTTGCAGACCTTCCAAGGCCGAAGGTTGGGCGCAAGCCGCTCCCCGCTGGGGAACACCGCATTGCCTCAAGCATCACCATGTCCCCAGAGGCATGGGCAATCCTCGACCGCATCTGCGCAGAGCATTTTCGAGGAGAGAAGAAGACACGCAGCCGGGCAGTCGAGCATTTCGTGCGAAACTGCGAGAAGTACCTGTACCTGTACGAAGCATGAGCATCCACTACATATCACAGGCATGGAAGACACCCGTAGCCGATGCCAAGGCCAAGTTGGTGCTGCTGAAGCTCGCGGACAACGCTAACGACGAGGGTGTCGCGTGGCCTCACATTGAGACCATCGCAGCCGAGACAGGGTTGTCGAGGAGCAGTGTGTTCAAGGCATTGAATGAGCTTGAGGAGAGTGGCATTATTGAGCGTCATCGTGGACGGAACGAGGTCATCTACACAATCCAGAAGTCCAGACTGGAGACCTCTAGAAGTCCAGACTGGAGACCTCTAGAAGTCCAGACTGGAGACCTGCCCTATATTAAAGAACCGTCAATAGAACATATAGGGACAACAAACAATCAGAAGCGATTCCAGAAACCATCCGTGGCGGATGTCCTAGCCTACGGCTCCAGCCTCACCCCAAAGTTCTTGAAGGCTCAACAATTCATTGACTACTACGAGTCAAAAGGCTGGGTTGTGGGCAAGGCTCCGATGAAGTGCTGGAAGTCAGCAGTCAGGACATGGCAAGCCAGAGACAAGCAAACCACAAGACCACAAACCTCCGACCAGTTCGGAATCTAAACCAGAACCATGAACGAAGAACCAACCATACCATCCGCTCACACCTCCGAGAAGGCAGTCATCTCCAGCATACTCAAGGACGCTACGCTTCTCAAGCGTGCAGCCGCAGACGGAATTAGCTCCGAGGCATTCCACCACCCCGATACCAAGACCCTCTGGACGGCATGCAAGGGGCTTCCAGCTTCCGACAATAACCAGTACGACCTCATCGCTGTCGTCCAGCACCTCACCGAGAGCGGCACACTGGACAGGATCGGTGGAGCATCGCAGGTGGTCGAGTGCTATAACTACGCCCCGACTCCCGCAGGATGGACGCAGTGGGTTTCGACGCTCAAGGAGTATCAAGCACGCAGGATGGCACAATCCGCGGCACGGGAGATCGCAACCGCGGATGATGCAGCGGGAGCCATTGCCTCGTTCCGTACAACCCTCCAGAGTCTCCAGCAGGTGGTAAGTGGAAAGCAGCGCAGTATTGACGCAGACAAGGCATCCAAACAATTCATCGAGAACCTGCTGCGGGACTACAACTCTGGAGACCTCCCCGGCATGTCCACAGGCATCGCGGAGTTGGACGAGATTTGCGGTGGAATGCGTCCCGGTGAGTTCTGGGTCATTGCAGGCAAGCCCAGCCGAGGCAAGAGCGTCCTCATGCTCCAGATCGCCAGCAAGTTCATCTCCGACCAGCGACCAGTCGCAATCCACAGCTTGGAAATGATGACGCACGAAGTCATTGGCAGGCTGATCTCGACCATGACCCACACCAACTACGGGTCAATCACCCAGCCAAGGTCAGCAGCCAAACACGAGCTTCAGAAGATCCAGACAGGGGTTGAGCAGATCTCATCCGCTCCCCTCTGGATCGACTCTAGCTCCAACCAGAGCATTGACAGCATCGCGGCAGAGGCCGAGCGCATCCGCGACCTACACGGCTCCCTCGACCTTGTGGTTGTGGACTACCTCCAGCTTATCCGTGGTTCGCGCTCCAGCAGGGAATCACGGGAAGAGGAAGTCGCTAGAGTCTCTGGAGGACTCAAACAGCTAGCCAAGCACCTGCAATGCCCGGTGATCAGCGCAAGCCAACTCAACGACAACAATCAGGTGCGAGAGTCTAGGGCTATCGAGCAGGATGCTGACGCTCTCCTATTCATTGCCGAGGATGGACTCAAGGTAGGAAAGCTGCGCAACGGCAGGCGCGATGTAGTCCTGCCACTGCGTTTAAACGGACAGTATCAAGAGTTCGTCTGACCAATTACTGACGAAAAACTAATTTGTTCTCCATTAGTAGGTAGCCACCCAGCCAACATCCTCCACCAAACCGCGCCAGATACCCCCTAGATCGCCCCAGAATCGCTCACACAGCGTCTGGGGCTTTCTTGTGGGTGCTGATCCCATATGATGGGCAAAGAGCGTACAGGGCATTCTGGTGCGAAGTGTGGATTGGATGGGGAATAGGGATGGAGAATCGTTCCCACTTTCTCGCAGAGAATCACAAACACGCACGCGAGGCTGAGCCGCCACCACTATATCTAGTGTTGGCCCTGCTACTCAACACGGCAGCGCGACCAGATTCCACACCCAATCCCGTGGAACACCGATAGATGCTGGGGATTTCCGTGGAACAGGACTCCGCATTATGTATATAGTAACAACTTGTAACAATAGACATGGGGCGGGGGGAGTCGCATTTGCCGGGGCGGGAAAAAGCGGGGACGATTAGTGGCGGAATTTAAAATTTTCCAAAGGGGGCTTGACTGGATCGGTGATTCTCGAAAGCATTGCAACATGTTAAAAATGGGAGACAGAAGGGATGATGGTTATGTGTTTACTGGGTACAGCAAACACAAAAATGGCAGAACTTATGAGCAATGGACATCACTGGATAAATTCCTAATGCAACGAGGCGATGATTTTTTTGAGCGCAGAAATGCCAGATTGAAAAGACAGAAAGCCAAACATGAAAGCAGGAAAAAATGGCATGCACATATGGCATACCTTGCCACCCTAACCGACACGCAGAGGGCGGATCGAGATCGCCTCGCATACAAGGAATATAAAGAAAAAAGAAAGAAGCTTGATCCAGATTACCACAAAAGAATTTACGCAAAAATGTTGCTTGATCCAGTTAGGCTGGAGAAGCACAGAGCCAAACAAGCTCGCTCTCGCAAGCGGTACAACGAGAAACAAAAGGCAATCAATGCTGAAAAGAGGGCCAAGCGCAAGGCCGAGCAAGAAGCCCTACAAAAGATCAAGCAAGAGCAAGCCGAGGCTAGGCGCATTGAAAAGGCTAAGATCGCTGCTGAAAAGGCGTTGGCTAAATCCTTGCGCCCCAAAAGGATTGCGCTAACTGAAGAGCAGCGGAAGGAGAAGAGAAAGCTTGAGAAGCGCAACTACAAGCATGTCCGCAGGGCTAGGATCAACAATTGCGAGGTAAAGGCTACACCCAAAATGGTGGAGGACTCCAGAAAACTAGCGGGAGACCGCTGCTATTACTGCGGCAAGAAGGCCGAGTTGACCTTGGATCATTTTGAGCCATTGGCCAAAGGTGGGGCGCATTGCGTGTCAAATTTCGTGTTTGCCTGCCATCCATGCAACTCCAGAAAGCGTGATTTAGACCCGTTTGAGTTTATCGCTGCGAATGTTCCAGCAGGTTTCCACGACTAGCCTATTCCCGCTCACGCGCATTTCCCCATCCCACCCCCTCCAATCCCCCCGATGTTCCCGACTGGGAACTTGCCAAGTTGTCATTCCCCTCGCACATTGCGTCTACCACCCCGCGCCTCTGTGAGGGCAATTAGTACCCGGCATGCGAACCTGTGGGTGGTACTTTACTTACGCTTGACTTATGGCTCCTGCGGTTGGGATCGAACCAACGACCTAGCGATTAACAGTCGCTTGCTCTGCCTCTGAGCTACACAGGATAAAAAGCAACCTCCCTTGGTGCGCATCGTAGAGAGGCGTGGGAGGTGTTGTTGGCTGGATGGTAGTGGTTGACTAGCACCCTGTCAACCCCACAAGTTCCCCCTTGACGCATGGTGATTCCCTCCGCATTTGAGAAGCATGCCCGACATGGTGTTGGGTTGATACTTTATTACGATTATGCCTAGAGGCGATTCATACGATCTTCAAGGTCAAGGCGGTGGACAAGTGTACAACGCTGGTGGCAGTGCTGTAGGCCCGTTCCGTTGGGTTCAGTTTGTGAACGACACGGTGTTGAGTGCAATCTCTGCGCCTAACCTTACGGATTCTGGTTCCAAGCTGATCACCATTACGATCCCTGCTGGGTTCGGCCTTGGTGGTACGATCAACAGCTTTACCGTGACATCTGGTGTTGTTATTGGTTACCGCGCATAATGTCGCAGTTCCGATCCACTGGTGGGTTAGACGACTCGATTGCCGCCGATGGTGATCGTGGATTCTTTGGTGTGAACCAGAGATTGCAGCTCAACCAGTTGGAACCGGGTGAGGTTAGGGAAAGCCTTAATGGGCGCATGGAGGGCTTCTGGAGGCCGCGCAAGAGCGTGGTGTCTGTTAGCCCTGTGCTGACTACTGGAGGTACCCCGTTGAACCTTCCGTTCCATGTGCTTGTGGTTGAAAAGACCATTACCAGCGTTACTCGTTCTGGTACGACAATCACGGTTACGGCTAACTCTCACGGGTTTACCAATGGTGATTCCGTGTACATTTCTGGCGTTGGATACACTACTGGTTCCGATCCAAATGGAACATTCGTCATTGCTGGGGTAGCTACAAACACATTCGAGTACACGCTTACTGGTGCTGATGGAGCTTACACTACGACTGCAAGCACGACCGCTGGGAACATAACCCAGAATTTTAGAGCAATTACCGCTGTGTCGTATACCGCTGATGTGGTAACTATCACCGTGGTTGGACATGGTTTGGCTATTGGAGAAGCTGGTAACCTTACGGTTAGCGACATCACCTTTACTGGCACGGATAACAATGGGGTTAAGGCTGTGACTGCGGCTACTGTGGACACATTGACCTTCCCTGTTACTGGCGTGACTGCCGTGGCACTAGGGGCGACTCCAAGGATTACCCAGATCGACATCAACGATGCTGCTGCCAGCGATGTGTTGGCATCCTGCATGTTCTCTGACCCTAACGAGTCCAACAAGGAATACATCATTGTTGCGCTAGAGACTCTGGCGAAGAAGATCGACCTTTCTACGACACCCTACACGGCAACGACTATCCCGTATCCTGTGGGAGCCACCGTTGGGAGTAACTGCGATATGCTGCAGTGCTTCGACAAGGTGATGATCATGCGGGATGGGCAACAAGCATTGGAGTGGTACCCCAATGGCAGGGCGATTCTTTCTGCGTCATCCAACGCGACCGCCAGTCCAAATACTGTGGTGACAATGAAAGTCCGTGAACATGGTCTAACCGTTGGTGCGTCTGTGGTTATCGCTGGGCTTACTAGTGGCACTCCTCCTAATGGAACATTCACTGTGACAACAATCGTTGACCAAGACTCATTTACCTTTGTGGCATCTGGGATTTCTACTAGCACCACATTTGTAACCACGGTAGCCACCATGACTGATGGGTTTACCCTGTCCCCCGGCGGTGCTTACACCCAGCCACAATCATTTGTTTCTAGTGGAAACAATGTTACAGTATCGAGCGGTTTGGTTTCCTTGACGATTACTGGCAACTTAACCATTTTTGCTGGTGACATTGTCGTAATTTACGAGACAACCATCCCAGAGTTTACCGCAATTGTTGGTAAACAATTTCAAGTAACATCTGCTACTTCAACCAACATTCAGTTCCTTGCGCCAGTCGCCAACATATCGGCTAGCGGAAGCACAGGGCAGGTAGAGTTTGGCGGCAGGTTCACAGAAGGCGGTGGATTCATGCACCAACCGGGTGCGCCTTGGGCCACATACTTCCAGCGCAGGTTGTTCGTTCCGTTCTACTACTCCCAATCTGGCACTTTTAGCGCACCAGTTTACACCAGCAGGAAGATTTCCGACGAGATTGCGGTTTCCGACCTACTGGACACTACGACCTTTGACCAAATCGAGAATCAATTTCGTATTACTGGTGGTACTGCTGATTATGTGGTTGCGATGCACGGGTTTTATGAGGACGCATTGGTGGTCTTGAACCGCAATAGCCTCCACCTTGTGGCACGGACTCAAGGAAGCCTGTCTGACACCGTGGTCAAGGAGCTTACTGGCGAGTTTGGGTGCTTGGCTCGCAAGACGGTCGTCATGCAGGCTAACAACATGCTATTCTTGGCCGACGAGGGCATTTACGGGCTTACCTTCCTTAACGATTACAACCTTCGCGGCACGGAGGAACCGCTTTCCAAGAACATTCAGCCGTACATTGACCGCATTAACAAGAATCTTGCTGGTAATTCGGTAGCGGTTTACTTCAACAACCGCTATTACATTGCAGTTCCGCTAGATTCTGTAGCTGGAGGAAATGATGCCAGTGGAAATAACGCGGTTCTGATCTACAACTTCTTGAACAAGGGCTGGGAATCGCTGGATACCTATGGGGACTCTAGGTTTTTGATCAAGAACTTCATCACGGCAAGTGCTGGGGTTCGCAATAACCTGTATGCCGTTAGCGCAAATGGTGGCTTGCACCAGATTGACGCTTCCGACTCGTCCACAGACCGCTTGAGCGTTACAAATGAAAGCACAGATGTGGTCACCCCCACAATCAACTCGTATGTGACTAGCCGTGGGTACGACTTTAAGACCCTTGAGCGCAAGAGGTTCACGGACGCACAGGTTCAGATGCAGAACCTAGCTGGAGAAACTGGCGAGTATGACATCGCGTTTGCTACTGAAGACCCCGACTCCGCCGAAAGCATTGGAACCACCACCACATTCCTTGGTGGTCAGATTCTATCACCCAGTACATCTGGTGAGGCCGAAACCGCAAGCATCCGATGCAGACTTGGTGGTCAGCGTGGCTATACTGGGACTATCACATTGACAAGGACTATCGGTTCACCTAAGATCCACTCTATTCAAGTGGCGGGTTCCATCACTAACAGACAAATTCTATCACAAAAATAACATGGGAGTTGTAAATACAACCTACACATTTACAAGCACTGACACAATTACCAGTGCTAAGATGAATAATATCATTGATGAAACGACATTTACTGGTGACGCGATCCAAGGAACCACCTTGCAGGTTGTGTCTCCGGGCAAACTTGCCGTATCTGCTGGTGGAATTACCTCTAATGAACTTGCTTCTGGTGCTGTTACAACAAATGCGCTCGCAGATGGAGCAGTAACCCAAGCTAAAGCATCTAATATGCTTCTTCCTGCTGGTGCTATTATGGCATTTGCCATGAATGGTGCGCCGACAGGATGGTTGGATGCTAATGGGTCAGTTGTAAGCAGAACAACATATGCCAATCTTTTTACTGCAATTGGAACCACATATGGAGTCGGTGATGGCAGTACAACATTTGCACTACCAGACTTGCGGGGATATTTTGTTCGCGGTGTGGGTGTTGCTGGTCAAAATGGAGCCAATGGTGACGGAACTGTATCTGGAGCATTTGGAGCAAAACAAGAGGATGATTTCAAGGCTCACACTCATACTGTTAATAACATTGTACTTGTTTCTGGGGTGGGTGCGGGATCTGGGCAAGTTGGTAGAAGCGTTGCAAATTCTGGCAGCACAGGAGGAACTGAAACCCGCCCTAAAAACATCGCAATGCTTTACTGCATTAAGATTTAATGAACCAGCACCTAGCAAAAGCAATAGCAATTTATGAACAAGAAGGCATCGACTTCCAACAACTTCTCACATGGCACTTATGTCATGGCGTTGTTGTTTGCGATATGGATTGTTTTGCTTTTGGCTTTAGTTCGTTCAACAAAAACCCAACTCAAGCAGTCCATGTTGACGATGGGGACACCTTGTTCGTCACATTTACTACAGGAGCCATGCGTGGGGCGTTACGCAAATACATTCAACACTACGACTTTATCGCATTCCAGCGCAGCTTTAAAGGAAGTGATCGCATAAAAGTCCACGACATGTACAAGTTTTATTCAAAGTTAAAAGAAAGTTAATTTCATGGGAAGTAAACCTAAATCAGTAAAAGCTCCAAAAGCAAATTATGCTCGTGACATTAGTCAAATGCTGTCGGCATACCAAAAGTCGATGCCGGGAATCTTGTCGTTTGAGCAGCAATATCGACCACAGTTTCAAGAACTAAATCTTGCTGATGTCTCCCAGTTCGGCCTAGGTTTGCTTGGGATGTCTCCAGAGTTCACCCAACAAACGGCACAGCAACTTGGTGCGGCGCGTGAGGCTGAACTTGGTCAGATGACTGGACAGGCTGGACTCACCCGTGGTTTGATGGCAGGGCTGTCACCAGAACAGGCGAGCGCAGTACAACAGGCACAACAAGAGTCCCAGAGAGCCTACGCTGCCGCACAGGGAGTTACTCCAGAGCAACAGCGCATGTACCAGCAAGCCGCTAGAGAGGGCGCACAGGCCGCTGGTCGGATTGGGGGGAATGCTGCTATTGCCTCCGAGATTATGGGCCGTGAGGACATCATGGCGCGGAAGCGAGCAGAGGCGGCACAGGCTGGACAACAAGCGTTCAATCTTGCAGGTCAGTTCTACACCGCACCGGGTCTCCAGCTTCTTGGTAGCCAACCTCTTTCCTACCAAGTTGGCAACCAGATGATGGGTCTTGGACTTGACGCTATCGGTGCTGGTAAGCCTCAACTCTTTGATGTTGGATCTGCGCTTAACCTTGGTGCGGCGCAGCGGCAGAACATTGTTAATGCTAAGGCGGCCAACGCGCAAGCACAGGCATCATATTCTTCTGGATTGTTTAGTGGACTTGGTGGTCTTGCCCAAGGAGTTGGGACTGCTGCTGCCGCTGCGATTCCATTTATGATGTCTGACAAAAGGCTTAAAACTGACATCGAAAAAGTTGGAAAAACCGATGCTGGCCTCCCAATCTACACCTATAAATACAAGGGAGACAGCAAAACTCAAATGGGCGTTATGGCTCAAGATGTTGAAAAGAAGACACCCAAAGCCGTCAAGGAAGTTGGTGGATTCAAAGCAGTAAATTACGCACTCGTTAAATAATATGCCATACGGACAAGGACAGATGCTAGGAGCGGGCATAGACCCACGGATGTTTGTGCAGGATTACTCTGGCTTCACAAGGGCTGCGGAGATCCAAGCACAGGGGATGGCTAACCTTGGAAAAGGGATAGCACAAGGTATCGAGCAATTCCAAGAACTCAAAAAGCAAAGTAATTTGCTTGCGGCTGAAAAAAAGAAAAACGCTATGTACATTGATAGCGCAATTAATTTATATAAAGATCGAGATCCAAATAAAGCAGCGCAACTTCAAGCGGAAAGAGCAATGATGGACGACTCATCCTTGTCGTTGCAACAACAGGTTTTGCAGTCACAAGCTACTAGAGAAGCAATCAGCACAGAGCTTGATTTTGGGTACAAAGCCGCAAGAATGTTCAACGCTCAAAATAAAGCCTATGGTGGCGGCGGGTCATCGCAAGGTGGCGGCGGTGGTGGCGGAGCAAAACCTACCGCATCTAGCAACGGAGGATTTAACCCCTTTGAATAATTATGAATCTTCTTGAAACATTCACACAGGTTGTCCCAAAGGCCGGGCCAAAAGCTAAAGAGAAAATTGGAAATGCCCAACAACGCATCGCACTATTAAGGGCTAGAGGATTTAATGCAGAAGCCGATGTTTTCGAGCAGGGGTTGATGGGCAAGATTCAAAACAAGGCCTTTGAAACCATGGGCAATGATTTTGAGGAGATTGCTAAATTTTACGGATCAAACATTAAGGGTGAAGGTGCAACCAGACCACAAGACACCACAGTAGCAGACACAGCTAAAAAGGAAGCTACCACCGCTGCGACTATTGCTGAATTAAATCAACTTGCAAAAAAATCTGCTGAAAGTGGAAATCAATTTGATCCATCTCTAGTACAATCAATTACAGCACTTGCTCAAGTAGACCCAGACAAGGCTAGGGAAATTGCCAAATCATCTTTTCCTGTTCTTGAGAAAAAGGAAGAAGACAAAACGCCAAAGAAAACACAAGCGGATGTTACATTTGAGCAAAACGCATCTGCCGCATTACGCTTTACCGATCAATTAACTGACGCAATCAAGCAATATGGAACATTTGAAATTGCATCCTCAGCAGGATCTGCAAAACTTGGGCAACTCCCATATCAAATGGCAATTGCATATGCAAAGACTGTTGACCCAAGTTCTGTGGCAAGAGAGGGAGAAGTCGCCGCAGCACAGAAGTATTTAATTCCACTTGGACTTACTACTAGAAATGATACCGCATTGGCTGCTGCAAAATCGTTTAGGGATGATATTGTGGAAAGGGTGAGTCAGTACAAAAAATCAACTGGTTCAGATATTCAGATTGACACTGAGCCAAAGAAACCTAACGAAAAAAAAGAAGAGACAGTTAGCGGAGTAAACGAGTTCTTCAATAAATTTAAATAACAAACCACCTTTAAGGTAATGGCATTCAATGTACCCAAAGAAGAACAGCCCGAATTTAACAAAAAAGTCCAAAGCGGACTTAATTTGTTTGCAAAGGATGTCCAGAGAACTCTTGGGCAACTAGAGGTTCTGCAACCACAGACTCTGGTTGAGGCGTACAACCAACCTGTTCAAGCACCAGTTACCCGTGATCTCACGCCGCTGGAGCAGTATGTCTACGAACCACAACCAGCCCCCGAGGTTAAGAGTCTTACCGAGACACCAGCCAAGGAAAGTATGGTTGTGCCGCAGGAATCTCCTCAAGTTTTATCGAACTTCGTAAATCAAGCACAAGCGCAATTCAGCAGGGATATGGTGTCCATCACGCCATACGAGCAAGCCGTAACGGATGTTGTTGGGGCGGAAGTTGACTCGCTGCGAAACGATGCTGGTGAAATCGCAAAATCACCACTAGAAGTTTTTTCTAAGCCTCTAGACGCAAATAAAGTTCGTGCATTAGGGTTGGTAGACCAAGATGGCAATCCAACTGAAAGAGGTCAGTTGTTTTACAACCTCCAGCAGTCTGGGGTATTCAACGAGGATGGAACTATCAACGAAAAGGGTCAGGCGTATCTTACTTCAATTGAGGATATGAAAAACCCAGAGTGGTTCCAGCAACCCGGAAGCAAGGAAAAGTTTGATATACTTTGGGA